TGGATAGATTGGTTCACCATTTTCATCACGTGGATATATGTTATCCTTACCACCCTCAATGGCAGGACCACTCATCCCTTGAGTGTCAATTTTGCTCATTAAAATCCTCCTCTAATTTCTTTTTCCAAGCTTCGATCAAGAGTTCCAACTCTTTGATCCTATCCTCTGCATTTTTAATTTTTTCTTCTAAAGATTTCATGAGAATAATGCGTTAACAGATACTACTCTAGCATTTGGGTTACGAGCAAGTGCAACTTGTCTTGCTTCATCGTAGTTACGTGCATGAACAACCTCCTTAAAGACTTGTCCTGCCACAAATAGTTTTACTTCACACTTCATAATTTAATAGGACTAGTTCCTTCCTCTTTGCTTGATCTCTATTATAGCACCCCACGCTCCTCATGGTATAAGTATGTGCAAATTCTTTAACTGTCCACTCCTTGAAACGATTCTTAACAAGTTGACTTGAATTGTAAGATATCAGCATTCTAGAAGTGTACTCATCACAATCAGTAGCAAACTTATCATGATCAAATCCTTTATGCATACCACCCTTCTTACCATATAGATTATCTTTAATATCATATGGTGGATCCATGTATACAAAATGACCCTTCTTATCCCAGTCATGAACTAACAATCTTTCATAAGAATGATTTGTTATTATCCAGTTTTCAATAAGTTTGGAGTACTCGTTAAGTCTTTCAATTCCTGCGACGGAAAAATTGGATTCCGACGCTTGTGGACTGAATGATGAAGATTCAGTAAGACCACTAAAGGAACACTTATTAACGATATAAAAAGAGCAGGCCCTATCAAAGTCAGTTTTTTCTTTGTCATTGATTTTAGTTTTTGATTCTATAAAAAGATCTCTAGCAGTATCCCTATCTGGAAATGTAGATTTTATATCCAACAACATATTCTGAAGTTCTTCTCCATTATGCTGTAGTTCTTTCCAAAAATTCCAGAGTGGTTCATAAAGATCATTAACCCAAACCTGTATATGAGGATACCGTTTAGTAACTTCTAATGCTACTGATCCACCACCTATAAATGGTTCGCGATATTCTTTATATTCATTAAGATTTGGAAGAAACTGTAATATCTTTACTACAGCTCTTGACTTACCACCAGGATACCTGAGTGGTGTCTTTAATGACTTTAGAGTTTTCATTAATAAAATCTAGGACGATTAACTTCTACTTCAATTGTATCAAATATTCTATTAAGAGATTCTGCGTAAGATCTATATCCAGATCCGACATATAACTGACCAACAAATACTGATACAGTTGCAAGACCCCAAAACAAATAATAAAATCTAGACTTAACTTGGTTTCTTAATTTTTCTTTTTTTAATTTTTTCATAATAGTCATAGTTATTCTTCAACTAAAGATATATCTTCAATGGCATCAGCAGTAACTTCATGTTCTCCTATACGATACCAATGATGATCTTGACATAAAATATCAGGATAATATCCAAGATATTCTACATCATCAGATTTGTTTTCTCTTAACCATGCCTGTAAACGGCAATGCATTAATTCTTCTTTGCTAATTTTCATTTGAATTCACAACTCATCATAATTTCTGTAAGACATGCTAATAGATTAATCTCATGATCAGCAACGATAGTAGCATCTTTCATGTATCTTGCTATTATAAGAACTGCCTCTGGAATAGAAGCAGGTTTTAAAACAGTATATGTACTGTCATATATCTTACGGAATATAGTAGTAGGATCAGTGTCCATATGTTGAACTACCCACCCCTTAACAGTCTTAAAATCTTTCTGCTTTAATGCCGAAAGCAAACTATCAAAATTAATATCAGCAACGTCAGCAAGAATAGCTGCATCAATGGCTCCACTAGCAGAATAGCGTTGACACTCATTGATAACCCTACGCCAGTCAGGATAATACCTAGTAATAAGTTTAGCCAGAACTTTATCTTCAAATGTAACATCTTCTTTTTTTAATATACCTCTAAGACGATCAAAAAACTGTCCTTGTAATTGTACAGACTGACCATTCTTCACACGAAAATCTATCACGGTGCAACGTGAATGAAGAGGTTCTATTATCTTATTGACAAAGTTACAAGTAAGAATAAATCTACAATTATTATGATACTCCTCTATAGCAGACCTCAGACACAGTTGAACATCGTTGGTCGTGTTATCTGCCTCATCTATTATAACGACCTTGTGGGACGTTCCAGAGGTCAGTGAGACCGTTGTAGCAAACTGTCTTATCTTATTCCTAGCAGTATCAAGGAACCTACCCTCATCTGATCCATTGATCAAAATGTAAGATGCTCCTATCTCATCACATAGAGCTTTAGCAATGGTTGTCTTACCTACACCAGCAGATCCAGACAACAAAAGATTGGGGATCTCACGCTGCTCTACAAAACCCTGAAAAACATTCTTGATGCTATCAGGTAAAATACAATCCTTAACTGTAGAAGGACGGTATTTCTCGACCCATAAAAAGTCTTTACTCATTATCTAATACTAGGTTAAATGAAAAGGTCATACGCATTGTAGCACTATTACATGGTTCTACGCAATGCTGTATGTACGGTGGGAAAAGTATCACATCACCATCCTTGAGATCAGGTTTCAACTTATCAGCAAAGTACTCTTGAAATATAGGACTTGCATGTGGAAACTTATGTACTCGATTGTTACAATCTGGACGGAAGAATGTTGTTGGAGTTGCTCCTCTGTAATAGTAAATACCACACCAGTAAGGAGTTCTCTTAAAGCATCCATTCAAATGTGTATGTGGTTCTTGTCCTTGATACTCATGATAGATGTTATACCAGAACTGATCAAAACTAAATTTATCTGGTAACTGATATTGTTGAAAGAGATCTTTCATTTGCTCTCCCAAATCTCTCATGAGATTGTTTCTTTCATCACGAAAGACTACAGGATCATCATCTGATATTCTAGGAAAAGTAGAATTGACAGATTCAATCCATCCATCAGGTTTCCTATCCATCTTCTCAACCATAGGAAAATCATAGTTACTATGATTCTCAAATTTGAATGTGAATATAGGGCAAAAGAAAACTTGATGTAATAGCATTAGGGTTCCAATGCAATGTAGTACTTAAGATTTAATTTCTCATTAGTCCACTCAGAGATAAGCTTGTTAGATACTCTAGTTGTAAACACATAACTATCATCTGGTTCATCTTTATTGAGAACACGATTGAGATCAATGATTCTAAGATTCTCTACCTTAACATCAAGTTGTAAGTTTCCTTCACAGGATCCTTGAACCTTCTGCTTATAGTTGTTACTAGTATCATTCTCTCTATCTCGAACAACCAATCTGATATCACCATTAGCACATTCAAATGTAAGATCAGGAACACGAAGAACATCCATAGATGCTTTCCTGAGACTAACCATATCATCGTTTGTGATGGTAAATTCCAAATCAGGATCTGGGAAGTTAACACTCTTATCGGGTGCTGACTTCAATGTAATCTCTGGATCTGAAAAATAATAACGAACTGATCTATGTCTATCTCTGATAGTAACATAATCATCAGAGTCAAACTCAAGATAAGGATTCTCAAAAAGTGCAAGACTCTTTAAGAATTGACCAAGATCATAGATAGCAAAATCTATCGGAAAATCTTCCTCGCATGTATATTCTGCTAAGATATTCTCTGCATTACTAATAGTCTTAATTGTATTACCTTTACGAAATACAATAGACTGATTGATATCTACGAAGTTGGTTAATACACCAATCGTTTCTTTTGTTAACTTAACTTTACTTGTCATAATCTACTGAAAAGGATGTAGGGTTGTTAGCGTTAATCTGGTCTGCTTTAGCTTGCTTATCACTAAAGTGACAAAGGAGAATAGCGTAATGAGCAATCTTTATGATGTCCTTACGTGCTGTACCCTTCCTATCATAACGTGAAGCATATTTCAAAATGTTAGACCTACAGAATGCTTCAGCATCACCAACAGAATCAATGAGATCTAATGTTTGTATCCCATTCTTACTATAGTGAGCACTGTAGGTACTACTGATATAATCTGAGATCTCTTTAAGGATCTCGTTTTCATTATATTTCAAGGTTTCCATACATATAGTATATCATTATAATAGCACTCTCTCTTGAATCCGTCAAGATTTATTACCGTGAACTTTGTCCCATCGCCACTAAGGACTCTACTGGGAGCAATAGTACAGTGGTTATCTCTGACAGTAACCAGTTGACCGATTAGACTATTCATTTGTTTCCTCCAGATAGTTTAGACTTAACAAATCCAACGATAACTTTGAACAATGATTTACTTGCATTTCCTTTGAGTTCATCAAACAAAAGCATATTTAATCTAAAGGCATTATTAGCTTCTGCTATCAATGCATCAACTTGTGATTGATCTAACTCTAATGTATCTAGTGTTGAGCGATATTTCACTTTCCATTCTTTAGCATTATCTATTCTAGGAAAGTCATAGAATCTTAATCCTTCACCGTCAGGTGGTTGTAATGCATTCTCTGCTATACCTTTAAGAATCTGACCACCTGAAAGATCACCAATGTATCTTGTATAATGATGTGCGATTAA